CATTGATAGTTTTAATCTTGTAACAAAATCTCTAACCATATCTAAATACATCCCCCTCTCTTGATCAAAGGTTAAAATTGTTTCACATTCAAAATCATAGCGATTAATGTATTCAAATATTTTATCAGGCAAAATCATTTGTTTATCTGTTTTTGACATTTCTGCTCCAACAAACAATTCTAATGTTTTCCATATAACACCCCTAAGATTTAGAAAATTTGGATGTTCCAAAACAAAATAACCACCGGATTTTAAAAGTTTATTTGCGATATAAAACAAAATTTCAGGATTATCAAGGTGTTCGATAACGCCGATTGATGCAATGACATCAAAGTGTTCTTTATCAAGACAAAGATTTTCCTCAATTTCAAATTTTAGATCTTCAAATGATATATGTCTAAAATCAATCTTTCGCAACGCTGTTACTTCGTTTTCTTTTGCTTTATTTATTCCTACCCCAGAAAAGTCATAGCCGTGAAGCTCAGAAGGTTCTTCCAAAGTTGCATATCTTGTTAAGAAATTTCCTGTCCCGCACCCCAAATCCAAGATTTTTTTCCCATTTATATGATTTTTAATCATTTTATAAACTTCGGAATATATAAGGTCTAATGGAGATGTGAAAAATTCTTCCTTGTCATTTTCATAAACTTTATTATAAATTTCTCTCAATTCTTCATCTGGCATACATCCTCCACGATTTGTTGAACTCTATGAGTATATAGATGTTTTCTTAAAACCAAGTCTTGTCCTCTTCCTGCAATTTCTTTTGCTTCGCTTCTGTGTATATTATAATAGTAACATAGATTTACCAAATCGTCAAAGTCTTTATAATATCTAAGGTGTATCCCATCTTGAAATAATTCTGTTTCCCCTTCCACTTTATTTGTTAGAAGAAGTCCCCCCATACTCAAAATTTCAAACACCCTCATTTGGTATCCTGAGTTTGTTATTCCTATGTTAAGATTGATTTTTGTGTCATTAACTGTTTTTACATAATCTATATGTGTATAAGAATACTGGATGGGGATTCCCTTATCCAATAAATAGTTTATCATATTGATCCTATTCACATTCAGATTGCCAACGAACCCAACATCTATTAATTTATTTGATACTTGCAAATCTTTATGAACTTCTTTATCCGCCGCTAATGGAAGGAAAAAAGAATTCTTATTGAATTGTTTATAAAAAGGAAGCTCTGCTTCTGTGAAGGAATATACAATATCAAATAGAGGGGATTTTGTCTGAATAATGAAAGCGGCTTCTTGGTTTGCTTGCACAGAGTCTTGCAAATATAGTATTTTACATATCCTGCAAGCAAAAACATCCTCTGGGTTTATGCGTTCCCCCTTAATTACCAACAAAAATTCTGCATCTGTAATATATCTTATTCTATTAGAAACTTCGTGTCTATTCATAACTCTATAATCGGTTTCTATTACTTCATAACCCAAATCTTTAAATGCTTTTGAAATAAAATTTTCCATCCCATTAGGGTTCTTTGTATTAGCCCCAACCAAATGTATTCTTTTTTTATTTTCCATAGTGTACCTTTTCAAAATCTACAATAGAATGCCAAATTTGTCTTCCTCTATCCTTATCTATATGAATGCCCAAAGAACTTATACTATGATAAACCTCATCATAATTCTCAAGAAAATAGGGAAAATACAAAATATGGTGTTTTATTCTAAGATTTATACACGTATTTATAAAAACTTTAAATTTTTCATCCAATTCAGCAGGTGAGAAATTTGTGTAATATCCTAAATTACCATGACTTTTCTTTGATTCTAATGCGTGTAATGGTTCCCTATAGGTTATTAAAACAGATATATTAGGTTTTACCACAGTCCAAATTTTTAAAATATTTGGATTAAAAAGTAAACGAGGGTGCTTCATAACAATTTTATCAATTTTAGCAATTTCTTTTTCCAAAAATAAAATTAGTTCTTCTGAAAAAGGGTTATTTTGAAAAGTAGTTAAAACGGCTTGTACCTGTTCGTCTTCAAAACCTGCATTTATGGAATCGTTCCAAGAACCTCCTGTATTATAACCTAAGTCATGCAAAAATTTGGTGAGTAGTGAAGTCCCTGATCTAAAAAATCCCGTGATAAAAAGATGTTTTTGATAATCCATATTTATCCTTTATAAATAAACACTCACAATCTCAGAATAATAATTAGTCCAATATTCCCTATTATGTACATTTGTTTTACAATGACAATTACCACACAAAGTTATTAAATTTTCTGGGTTATTGTTTTTCTTGTCATAATCTATATGGTGAATACATAAATTTTCTGTGTTCATACATCCAGGTGTTTGACATATATTTAAATCTCTATTTTTAATGAATTGTTTAAATTCTTTATTAAATTCTTTAGGATATATTTCAAAAGAAGAGCCTCCATTCCAATTTGGGGATAATTCCCGTTTCTTCCCATACATAGGGTTATCTTTTCCTATCCATTTACCCTTTCTATATTTAGACATTTTTTGTCTTGTTTCTTCTAACACTTCTCTCCCCATAGCTTTATTTCTTATTTTTAATCTTGTTTCTTCTGTAACTTTTTTACCAAAAGAGGGGCTTTTTTCACCCTTTTTTCCAAATTGTGGATTGTTCTTTCCCTTTTTAGATTCAGATACTTTCTTATTTCTTTCCTTAGAATATTGCTGACAACCACAGGATTTACATCTTTTTCCACTACTTAATTGTCTTTCAACTTCTTGTAAACAAAAAGAACATAAAAATATGCCATAATAAATCCATCTACCATTCTTATTTTTCTCTTTTCTTGTTTTTCTTATTAATTTCATATTATAATTTTTGTAAAAAACAATCAAAAGACCATGAATTTTGAATTTTATCAAAACTTAATAATTTAAATTGTGTTTGTAATTTAGCTAAAACCATGTTCCTAAAATCTTCTGGCAAAAAGTCATTTATGTGGGTTGGGTCTGCTTGTTCTGTCCCGATGTTTGGAATATATCTTTTATGAGGAACAATAAGTAACAATACCCCTCCAACTCTTAATTTCTTAAACCAATCTTCTACTGCTTGAACAGGGTCTTTAATATGTTCGATAAGATGAGAAGCACAAATAAAATCAAGTGTTTCATCTCTAAAAGGTAATTCCTTTGTCCCATCCCAAACTAATTCTGGTGTCTTCCCACCATTTCTGTCTTGATCCACCCCAACTGCAAAATTCACCTTTTTTCGATTATTACAACCTAAATCCAGGCCGTTCAACATATTTTCTTGTGTCTTTAAAAAATTATTTATAAATTCTGTCTCAGACCTCCATAAATGACTACCAGATGTTTGTAAAATAATATTGAATTTCCCCTCAACCCAAAGGTCGGGTCTCCGTTGGAGTGCCCGATTAAATATTAAATTCTTCCAATACTGAGGGTCATTTCCTTCTCTTACCCATTTCTGAGTAAATTGCTCAGAATGCAAACGATTCTCTACCAAAACTTCTGATATATGCTTTAGTTGAACAGAATGCTCCACAAGTCTAATAATAAAATCCGTATCTGCGGAATATTTAAGCGTTGTGTCCCATCCCCCAATTTCTAATGTTTTATCCCTTCTGTAGCATTGAAGATGCCCAATATTTTGAAGATCCTTTATACTTCCAGATTTCCATTCAGGATATTTTCTAACCTGATTTGTTCCTAAAATTTTAAGATCTGAATATATAAATCCAATCTTTCTATTTACTTCCTTATCAATAAAATTTGAAAGTTTTTGCAAAGCATCTGGCATCAAAACATCATCGTGGTCTAATCTAATTAACCATTCACCTTTAGAATAATAAACTCCTATGTTATGACTCTTCTGTAGGCCAAGATTTTGCTCATTCTTCACGTATATTAAGTCTATTTCAGGTCTATCCGGCAATAAAACTTTTGAGGTAGATGGGGTATCTGAATCATCTATAATTACTACTTGAAATGGTTCTTTATATATTTGATTATAACAAGACTCCACCGCTTCTGACAAAAACTGGGGTTGATTATATGCAGTAATTATAATTGAGAATTTCATTTAATTTTCTTCCTCATCATCTTCCAAATCAACTTCTACTGTAGGGTCTTCCCCATTTTCCAATTTTTCTTGACAACATGAGCAAGTCGTCTCATATCTATCACCAAATTTATTCTCAAATTCTTCATAAAAATCATATACATTGGATAAAAATCCAATTAAAAATCTATAATCTCTATCTGTTTCCCCAAACTGCCACAAAAGATGTAAGGCATGGTAAATTGAATCTTTTGTTAATTCTATATCATCTTCCTTTTCATTCAAGGAAAGCCTATTAACTGCGTACTCTATAAAGTCGTCTTCAAAATTTTCTAAAGGTCTTAACTTTTTTTCCTCTTTTTTTGTCATTTTATACCTCTATTTGTTTTTATACCTACTCCCAAATTTGTTTTCAAATTCACTATAAAGATTATCAATTTCTATTATTTTACTAATAGCTTCTTTAGCATTGCTATTGGCTAAAATGGAAAGAGTTTCATCAACCCAATCCTTCTTTTCTTCTATGCTATGATTATTCCAATCATTTGAAGGTGTCCAATCATTTTCTGGGTCTGTTAATCTACTTGAAATATATGTTAATACTACATCATTATAAGTTTCCTCTGGTTTAATTTGAAATTTCTTATGTTCAAATTCCCACCACAAATAATCAATTTCAAGGGTTCTTCTAAGAACACAATTAACACAATATTGGCATAAAAGTTGCAATATAGTTGCAATATATATTGCTGGTTTTCTTGATTCCTCCTTAGAAGGGTCAGGAACAAATCCCAATCTATGCATAATATATGTATGACAATCCAACCCAAAATCTTCTTTTTTCCTTTTTATTATTTTATTCATAGTTTAATATTATCATATTATACAATTATGTCAATTAAATGTTTAGAATTCTCAAACCACCCAAGGTTAGCCTCAGCATACTTCCTACTTGCTAATTGCATTTTATATAATTCCTCTTTGTTTTCAGATAGTTCTATCATTTTCTCAGCAAAATCTACAATGTCTACCTCACAAGATTTAACGAAAATTCCAGGAATTTCTTTCTTCTCTTTAACTTTTATTAAATAACCATTTTCCCCCTCAATTATCCTTTCATTTAGAGGAGCACAATCAGTTGCTATTACAGGTCTGCCCAATGCTAAAGATTCCATCTGCGGAAGGCAATTACCCTCCCATCGGCTTGGCAATACCACCAAATCTGCCTCTTGGTAATATTTAATAAGTTCCTGAGTAGAGACAGTGGAACTTGATTTTATAACATTTTGTGACCTCACTGATTGATTCTCCTGCTGTGTATGAATGTGCAGTAAAGTTTTGTCTCTTGGGCAAATCCAACTAAAAGCATCTACTACAGCTTTTTCATTCTTACGATCATTTACCCCACCAAAACCTGCTGGGAAAAAAATTAAGGGTTTATCTTTTTTGATAGGTTCTTGGAAGGAATATTGGTCTAAATCTATCCCCCAAGGAACAAAAACAGCATTATCTAAAAGATGATCGTTTTTTAAGAGATTATATGAGGATTTGGTAGGACAAACAATATGTGTAAACTGTTGATAATATTGAAGTTCTGCCGGATTTATGAATTCCCATACGACATAATTTATACTTTTGACCCCTAATTTGTTGCAAATTGGGACAAGATTTTTGGTATGTTGTTCCTCTACAAAAATTACTATATCAAGTTTATTTGCAATAATCCATTGTTCAAAATCCCCTTCTTCTATCTTATAATTTGGATAAAGCAAGATATTTGGGTGGAAGTAATCGTCCCAGTATTTTATTTTCTTTCTGTTGTCAGCTATGGACATTCTGGCAAGAATAGATATATTGGCATTTGGTATATGCCACTGAATAGCTTGTTTAATCTGTTGACAAATTACGCCAGAACCACGATCAAAATATACAGACACAATTCCAATATTCATTTATATATTATATCTTATTATTTTATAAAAGGCAAGTTTTTATTTGATCTAAGTTAATACAACAGATATGATCTTATGGCAAACCAGAGAGACTACTCCACCCATAACAATTTCTTGGTCTCGTGCCAAAACATAAGGGGTTATGGATAGAATTTCAGATCCTAATTGAGGACAATAATCATTTATGTCCCAATTTTCCCTTAAAACGTTCCCCAATTTTGAAAGCCCCGTCCTTAACCCCTGGCGGGAATTTCGGTCATTTAAATTTGCATACCAATATGTTATGGAAAGTTGCATAGAAAGTGTTTTTCTTCTAGGCATTTCCTTCCATGCTTCTGTAATACTATCCAATTCTATTGTGATATAGGGGTATTTGGGGATGAAATTATCCTCAGTTTTTGCAATATCTGCAACAGCTAAGTAATCTTTATAATTACTTATAACTGTGTGCACATTTGTGATTAGGTCTTCAATGTAATTTGTGGTATCTGAAGGATTTGACATTATATATTAGTCTCTACAGCTTTTTCCATAATTTGAAATACTTGCTCGGCTTCCTCTTCCGTGATGAAGAAAAATTCTCTTTTATTGTTAAAAAATTTAGCATAGGGCAACTTCGATCCAGAAATAGCATACCTGAATTGAACCCCATTTGCTATTTTATCAACTTCAAATATGTTAGCATCTTTCTCTCGTTCTGTTGCGGATGTGTACATGGTATTAGTTAAGCGTCCCAATTCGTTTAACTTGCATACTCTTTTTCCAAAAGAACCAACCTTAACTTTGTATCCTTTGCTAACTGCTCTTGTTTTCCATTTTCTATACATTGGTGTAAGTGGCTTCCAATTAGACTTCCCCTCTTCAAAACGCTTCTTAATAAAAACACTAATTTGTTCAAATACATTTTTCCATAAAGCATTAGTAAAAGTTTTATTTTTTAGTGCCTCATCTAATCCTTCAAAATCTCTTATAATTTCGGTTGCACCATCAATTTCTACTTTCCAAGTTATCATAACTATTTTTTATAATGAGTTTTTATGTCCTTGGAATCTTCAAGCAATCCGTCTCCGATTCCTTGCACACCACGATCTTTGAAAATCCTTGTAGCACTTGTGTATCCAGCCATATTAGAAGTATCCCCACTGGCTCCTGAGATGTAACCCTTCTTATAAGATTCGATAGTTTTATCCACCATTTCTTTCCAAGACTTCACTACGTCTGATAACTCACCTGGCTTATTTGCACTGAATACTGCACTGTAAAGCAAAAATGCCCCCATATAATCTGAAGCAAACTGAAGGGAATTTGGGGCAGGACTTACTGGAATGGAAGAAACAGTATCTTCAAGTTGAGAATTTATGTAGCGTTCCCCATCTTCAATGTAAGCTCTTACATCAGAAGTTCCTAACGAATCTGTCATAGCTGTGCCTATCGAAAGATTCCCATAGGCTATTCTTAAAATACGTTCAATGGTTTGTGTCCCAGTTGAATAATTTATTGACATATTATTTTTTCTTTTTAGGTTTTATTTTTGTTAAATATGTATTTGTTTTGATCTTAGGTGTTTGTTTTGTTATAGCCATTTTATTTAACTGTGTAACCTTGTGAATTCAAAAAAGCTGTGCCAAATAAATTACTTAGTTTTATATTCAAAGCAGTGCCTTCTGAAGTTTTCAATGGGGTTACAAAAAATTCATTTATTTTATCAGCAGTAGGTAATTGCATAAAATATAAAAATGCTGTACCATTTAAGAACTGAACAGAACAACCAGCCAAATTACTTGAAAAAGATAAACCAGTGATAAATTGAATATCTCTTCCAGAAGTAGGGGCAACAGATAAACTAACTGTTCCACCGCTAACAGTTCCTATAGAACCATGCCATCTACGATTCCATGAATCCGTTTCCTTGGATCTTATAATTTGATCAAAGTCTCTTGGCATTTATATCAACCCAGTCCCAATAAAAATTCCGATTGCGGTTCCAGCAACTCCAGCATAGGTTCCGCCTCCGACTTGCCATATAGTCACTGATTTCATATTATCAAAAGAAGTTCCGTATGTATGAGCAGTTGATTTATTTAAAGCTGTTATTACATGTTGGGGAACTTTTATAAGCCATGATCCATCCACATTCTTATCTCTCATCAATTGAACCCGACCAACTCTATATATTCCAAACTGACTATTATCTATCACATCAGCCATTGATTATCTAACCCCCTTTATTTCTTATGTGAAAAATTGTGTATTAAATTTTTATCAACAAGAACACTTTTTGATAAATCTGTTACAAAATTTATTTCCTTTTTCCGTTTACCAACTTTCCCTTTGGGCTGCAACTCTTGTGGAAGAATTTCGATCCAACCAAGTTCTTTATAATATTCTGCTAAATTTTTAGTAATATCAAAAATATCCCCTAAATTTTGGGGACCGTTGGGATATAAGGTGCTATAATGTTTGCATCGCACAAGCATTTAAATTCCCTCAATAATATAGGGACCTCTTTTTATAGAGGTCCCATCAATTTAATAAAACTAAAATTAGGTTATGACACCTGAAAGTAAGTATCCGCAATCATTACAGATTACTTTAGGAACATAGTTATGGACCTCTCTGATCCAATCCCCTTCACGTTCCTCATCCCTCCAGGATGAAACCTGCATATTACGGCTTGACAATACAAATGTTCTTGCAAGAGTAATGGTATCGGCAGGGTTCACATAAGCAAGGATGCAATTTTTACCCCATACATAAGCCATAGAAGGAGCAAGCCCTTGAACAGCACTATTGTAAATAGCGGGAGCAATTACAACTTCCATATCCCAAAGGGTTTTTGGCAATCCACCTTTTGTAAGCATGGTTAGATCCACATATTTCCGTAATTCCTTCACCTGTGGATGATGTGCAAGATACCGCTCAACGTGGGGAGGAACCAAAATTACATTTGGAACCCTACCAGTTCTTGCAGTAACAGCTTCCTTCCCAGTGCTTATATCGCTCTCTGGGTCTGAGTTTGTGTAATCATCCCAAAGATTTGAAGGAGTAACTATGAAATCAGGAGCAGCAGCAGAAATACCACCAGAAGCACCTGTTAGGAGTGTTGCAACGTCAATCTCCACACCAAGCTTTATTTTCTCAGCAAGGAATTTAGTAACATCTGCCTTTAAATTGAATACATTATCAGCATTGTTCATTGCACGGTCAGTTACCATATCCTTCTGTGCTCTTTCGTATGTTGAATATGTATCTTCATCATACGCTAAAGAAGCTTCCTCAGCAGGAGCACCATCAGCCCGTTTAGGAGCACCAGAGAAGTAACCATCTTTCTTATACTTCCTATATATATCAGATTCTTTTGTTACAAAAAAGGAAGGTGCAAGCTTTTCAGCCACAAAAGCGGCATTACTATACTGAACCGCAATTTTGGACAAATGCTGATTAGTCTTTATCTTCCCTGTTTGAATTGTTATAGCCATTCATTTCCACCACCTTTCATTAATTTACTGTATTATTTTTAATAAATCTATCTTTAACTATTTCAACCTTAAACAACTGTCTTGGCGTAGTTGCAACTTCCTTAGCAAAACCAAGCACAGGTTGATCAATTTGATAATAGAAATTCCCACCACCGAAAGCACCTGCATCAACTGACATAAGAACAGTCCCACTTGCTTGTAATACCAAGAAAGAATTTGTCCCTGTCTCTCTTACTGACCCAGGAACAGCCTTGAAACTAAGTCCTGCATGTGGTATAACATGTGTACCTATATCCCCACCTGCGGCTATAGATGCAATAGCTTGAGATGTATAACCACTACGAACAAAACCAGTTGTACCCCCACTATTTGTATAATCCAATATAATAGGATCACCTAAAGCAACCGTGCCATTAAGTGAATTCCTCATATTAATTACGCCTTCAGTAGCAACAGTAACAAGATTGTTCTGTGTTCCATCATTTGCTAAAATACCCCAAGGTATATCAGCAGCAGTATGACAATATTCAGCAGCTTCAGCAGTTCCTATAGCAGTTCTAACAACATGGCCTTCAAACCCATAACTTGAAGGAACCCACTTTGCTGATCTATGACCACCTTTATTATCCCCTGTAGAAAACTGTGGCATTAAAAATCACCCCCTTCAATAAATTTTTTATAATTCTATTTTACCTTCTTTTGTAAGAACTGAACAAGCTTCTTGATAAGAAAGTTTATTTGTCTTTGCATATTCTTCTACTTCTTTATCGCTCATATATTTCTTATTAGGGTCTTCATTTTTCTTGTTATGAGCAATTTCTTCAAGATTGACCCTAACTTCTGTTGGAATAGTTTCAAGAATATCAACCAATACTTCACTTATTGACATATCTGACTTATCATCAAGTTTAATAGTGGCAAACTTTCCATCAACATCTGAAAGCATGACCTTTTCTACCTTGGCAATCACTGCGGGCCAAAAACCTTTTTCTACAAGAGCAGAACAAGTATTTTTAACCTTTTCTGTGTGAAGGTCTTTATCCCTTTCAGCAAGTTTAGCTTCAGCATCAGCCAATTTTTTATTAGTTTCTTCCATTTTCTTTGAATTTTCTTCAGAAAGCTTTTTCTCAACTTCAGCAATAGAAGCCTTATGAGCATCCTCCATAGCTTTCTTATCCTTTGCAAAAGTATCTGAAAGTTCTTGTAGTTTCTTTTCCATATCCTCTAATCTCTTTTCTTCCGCCATATTATCTTCACCCCCCTCTTTTTTCAAATCTTTTGTTTTGAGGTCTCCCCCATCAACCAAAGCAGTTGATTTTTCTTTTAATATATTATCTAAAAATTGAAAAAATTTAACTTTTTGTTCCTCTAAAATAGCCATACTTCACCCCCTTTATATCAATCCTATAATATATTATAGTACAAAAACCTAAAAAAAATAAACTTTTCTTTTAAAAACAAGGAGTTATAACCAAAATCTCTATTCAAACCAAGAAAAAGTGCTCCAGGGTAAAAAAACATTGCCAGAAGTTTCAGATTCATGGACTATACAAACCCCATTCCCCGGCAAAAGTTCAAATTCCTGTTTAAAATCAATGCTTTGTGGTGGTGAACCATTAGAAAAATTGAAAGTTCTTCTATCAACAACATTCCCTAAAGTCAAAGATCCCCCGGCATATATTTGGGCAACTGAATTTGGAGAATTAGGATTATATTTAATTATATTTCCTGTTAAATCAGTAGGCCCACTGCCGATGCTTGTAAATAAAACTGCTTGAGATATAACTGTAATACTTCCACTTGCGGAAGCACCCATACTTATTTCCAAAATATTTAAGTTTTTACCACTGCCTAATGGGTTCCATAAAGCAAGGATATTAGAAAAAAGGGGGACATCTGTCCCCCATCTAAAGGAGCAAGAGTATAAATTTTCTTTCCAAAACGTGCGTCTTAGGTTTAAAATATTAAAAACTCCTTTATTATCAAATAGTTATATAAAATTGGGTTTTTGGCAGAAACCCAAAAAACTGTGAGATTAAATAGAAAACTATCCCCCTAAATGTAATTCAACTAACTGATTGTAAGAAATTCCAGCAGCGTCATCAGAAACTAATTCTACATCTAACAAATGCCTTCCATTAGCTATTGCAGAAATATCTATTTCCTGTTCTTTTAATTCATAAGTTGTAGCCACCGAAGTCTCATCAGAACCTACTGTAACACCATCAATTTTGTATCTTACTGTAGCTGTGTAAAGAGCATTATTGCTTTTCATTTCAGTTTTAGTTATTAAAGTAGTTCCTGGAAGATTTGATGCTTTCACAAATCTAAGTGTTTTCTGTATACTTGGAGTAACCCCTGTTACAGAAACTTCAGAATCATCACCAATAACTAAAGAAGTTTTGTGCTTAGAAGACAATTCCGCATCAACAACCCCAGAAGCAATTTTAGCCCCAATAACAGCATCATCCGCTATTTCAGTAGAACCTACTGCACCATCCGCTATCTTAGCTGAGGTTACTGCATCAGCAGCAATCTTAACTGAGGTTACGGCATCATCAGCCAAATCGGTACTTCCTACAGCACCAGGAGCTATTTTTCCTGTTACAACTGCATCATCTGCAAGTTTAGCTGTAATAACAGCCCCATCTGCTAATTTGGCGGATGTCACAGACCCGTCAGCTACTTCCCCCACTCTACGCAAATTTAAAGCCATATAAATCACCCCCTTTTCTTTTTAAAATTAAATTTTTTCCCAAAGCTCTATCAATTGTTGATAAGATGTTCCATATTCTAAATTCTGTAAGTTAATTTTTATAGAATTAATTCCGTTTAGTAAATCCCCTATATAACAAGTTCCTTCCAACAAAGTAAAAGCTGTTCCAACTG